ACTTGCTGTTGCCAAAGATCACCGAGAGGTAAGCACCGTCTGCATCTGCAAGCTTGGTGTATAGCTGCACCTGCGGCATGTATCTCTCAATGATTGAGTCCATAGTGTTGAAGTGGTTGGTGTGCTTAGCTTCAACAATCTCATTGCCCCACTTGGCATCGATGGTTCCAACAGCAGGGACATTGCCAATTACCTGTTGGAATTTTGCTTGATGGTCATGGAGAGTGCAGCCGCGCTGAGCCTGAAACCAATTCAGATTGAACGACTCAGTGTGTGAGCCAAGCTGAACGGCGATGTTGTTGCTGAGGTCTTCGCCCTCTTTGCGTCCCGTCTTGACCTGCCAAAGATCAAGCCAGTTCCCTTCAAGAATGCGAACGCAATCAGACCCGCCTATGAAGCCAGTCCTAATCATAGTATTTCTCCTCGTTGTCTTCCCAGTAATTATACTACTGCTTATGTGCAGCTATGTAAAGATCATACTTGCGAAGCTGGTCGTCACTCACATGTTGAAGAAGTTGCTTGCGCTTGGCCCCGTGCAGCCATGATTCGCAGATTGATTCTCCTGCCGTCACACGCTTGATTGCAATTTGTAGTGGGTCGATACGCCAAGACGTAGAGTCTGCGCTGTGCGTGGCTATTTGGCGGCTCTGCGTTGATGCCCGTGCGGCGTCGATGAACTCTTTGATTGTCGGCAGGGTGCGGCTCTTGGCAGATCGTGAAACCTCCTTCGTGATTGAGGCGAGGAGGTTTCCGATCTGCTCTGCTGAGATGGGGGATGGGAGGTTGGCGTTGATGGCTTCGATTACATCCATCGCTGACACCTTCGGGTCTACATCCCGAGGCATGTTGAACCTGATGATGATGTCAGACTTAAACCAGTTGGAGATGTGCGAGATGCGTTGGTTATAGTCCATCGAGTGCATCCCCCCAGCCCGACTTGGACTGTGATTTTTTTTCACCCTCAAGGTCGTCTTCCCATCGCTCTTGATTGAGCCATGTTGCAGGATGTGGTCGATACTGAGGATCGATTGCCATCTCTAAGCAATGCTGCGCGTAGTCTATCGCAGCTTGAACAATTACATTGGGATCAGCGTTGCGAGTGGCACGGGCAAACGCAACACGCGCTTCGCCTTTCCCAATGCGTCGAGGGTATGCCTGCCAAAAGCTGAGAAAGAATGGGTCGTCTACCCTACCGGCAGAATTTGCCGGGTAAGATGTATTACTCTTTCTTCTCTTAGAAAAATCTATCTTAGAGATATTATCACCTTCGGCGGCAGAATTTGCCGGTTGGTCCATGTGTTCCTCCCTCATTGATGTGATGATGTAGAAGTTCGAGGTGTTAATTCTGGAATTAACCTCAATGTATCCCTGATCTTGCAGCCAGTGCAGGCAATCACGAACAGTTCTCTCACTAACGCAGGCGCCTTCAGCCAGCGTTAGCTGAGACGGGAAGCACTCACCCTTGGCATTGCAATACTTTGCAAGCTCAAGAAGAATGATCTTGGCTGTTGGATTTGTGATGCGCGTCAACGCAATATCTGCTAGAAGATCGAAGACGATCATGCAGTTCTCTCCTCTTGCATGATTCAGCGCTGTTCTCCCCAGCGCATTAGGCAAGCGTCCGTGGTGGGATGCTTGCCTTTTTTATATCACATCAGTTTGATTCGGGCCACCAAAGTTTGTCTTGGGTCATGCTATAATGGCCGACAACCTTGCCACTCTCGACTGCCTTGCGTTCACACATGATGGGCCAGCCCTTGTTCTTTAGTTCATAAATGCGGGCTGACAATCGGAAACATCCAAACATATCAAGGGCTTGGATTGGGGTGAGAACCTTACCTGTCTTTAGGTAAGACAACACCTGTTGGTTCTGCGCTTCTGTCATTGCTGCTCTCCATCAGCTTGTGAAATGTTTCGCCGGACATAATCACGACGACTTGCGGCTCTCCTCTTCGCCGTTTGTAGATAGCCAAGTCACGGTTTGTTAGAACAGTGAATGGGCTTGGGAAGCTAGACGCATCCCGATACTTCACCTCTGTTACCAGTCGGTGTCCCATGATTTCTGTGATGATGTCCCCTGAATACTCTCCTCCCAATGCGCCCGAGAGGGGCTGGCGTTTAGCTGGGAGGCCAATCTTTTTGAGCCAGTCGACAACCCAGTTCTCATGGTAGGTTCCTTTGGCTTTGTTTCTATTGGGCATTGGTCGCTCTCATAGCAGGACATGCAGATCAACCAGTGGCCACCATATTGCTTTAGGATGGCAACGAAGTTGGCGACATGCGAGTTGCAGTTGTCACACTTGATTCCGCTGGACGACCTCAATGTCGTAGCCCAATGCGTCCAGCCAGCACATCAGCATGAACCCAGAGGGTATCCGCTTGTGTTGCTCCCACTTGTGGATCAGCGAGACTGTGCATCCGATCTTATCAGCCAGTGCTTCTTGGCTTAAACCGCGCTCTGATCGTGCGATTATTAACCTTAACACCAAGTCCTCGTAGCTGCTCGGAATGCGAACGGGCTTGTTGAAGTGCGTAAAGTTTCTCAATGGCTTGCATTACCCTCGCTGCGGTTTCATGGCGAAGCTCTGTGTCACCATTGATGGTGCGATAGTAAGTGGAAGTCGGGATGTCCGCAGCCTTGAATGCCTTGAGCAAGGTCAACCCACATTCTTCGGCACGTTCCTTGAGTATGGTGATGTATGATTTCATGCCGGGATAACTGCATACTCGCAGTTATATGTCAACCTCGTTCAAGATTTGCCGAACAAAGTTAAGGCATGAGGTGGCAGGAAGATAGCCAATTAGCTTTCCATTCTGCCACACATACACACCATCAGGCCTCGTCGTCAGGATCACTGATGTATCCGTTCCCATGACAACACTCACACACTTCGATTGTGACATAGATATCTCCGTATGGATTGCTGGAAGACATGCGAGAGTAGTGTTCTACTTCTACTTCGCCTTGACCTCCACATTCTGGGCAGTCAATCCACACCTCAGAATATGATTTCATCATCGATTGGAACCTCATAGATATGTTGATGCTCTTGCTCCCAAGCATTGACGGCTCGTGAAATAAACTTCTCACGATTGAACTTGGGATTGGAAGCGGCAAGTCTGTCTGCAAGATCATGCAGTTGACTCGGCCAGCCCACCATGGGGCCGACCGTATCTGCAATGAAATCAAAGTGTTGCTTAGACATTCGCATCTGCTGTCTCCTTTGTAGTGTAGTCGCCATGAGTTGTTGGATGATAGACAAGAGTATCCGTCTCATGCCGATGAAAGAAGCTAAGTGATACACTCTGTCCATCATTGTCTGTGCCTACCCATGAGTAGACAGTGAAGGTATCGAACACGTTGATGTTTGGTCGGATTGATACAACCCGGTGCATGTTGATATCGGTCATGCAATTTCTCCCCAGAGTTTGTGTTGCATTGCTTTGGCAATTGCATCCTCACGATTGCGGCGGGCTACTTCAGGATTCTTCAGGTCGCTGGTGTGGCTAGCCCAGTAGGTCAGGCAGTTATACAAGGCCCACTTGTTAGAGCCGAGTTGGTCTGCCTCGTCACCCCAAATGGAAAGTAATCTTTCAAGCTGCTTCTCATTGGTCTTACCTGCCTGTTGCATGGTGTATGCCTTGGCAACAGTGGCCTTGAAGAATGTCTCTGCCATGTCGGTCGTGACACGGGCTGACATCCAGCTACGCCATAGGTCAGGCTGCGACATGAAGATGTCGAGTGCGTTAATCATCTTCAGCGAAGAGCCTTCGATGTTGATCGACTCGGTGTGCTTGAAGCGAGACTGCGCTGCATGTTCTGGTCTGGTGCAGCCATTGAGGCAGAACAAGCGAAGGCCATCAGCTGCTTGGCTGAACGCCCAGCTTGCATCGTAGCTGTTGAAGAAGCTGATGCGGAACTTAACAAAGTCACCAACCTTGGGCTGCACAGTGAGATCGTTAAACAGAATCTCACCGCGTAGCTTACGACCATTCTCAACTACTGAGAACTTGGTCGTGTAATCTTGGCTGACGTTGGCTGTCTTCAGTGCATCCATCATGCTGTTGACCACATCGTCATGCTTAACGATGCGATAGCGTGAGCCATGAACACCAAGCACCTCGTTGGTATCAGTCCGCATCACGCATTGCTGATCTGGAATTGCATTGCCGAACTTGTCGTAGACTTCCTGCATCTCAACGGGAAATGCGAAAGCTTCAGGCTGCATATCAAACATTGGTTCTCTCCTTATTGCATTGACAGAATGGCGGTGACATCCGAACACCAGATGCCATCTTGCGGTAGGTTGAATTGCTCACGCTCTTCACCAGTGAAGAAGGTTGCCTGATCGTAGTCGGTCCAGCCAAACTTGTTGGACCAAAAGACAGGTTCATCGCTAGTCATTGACGGCTTATGTGCGATCACAAAGTTAAGCATTGGTTCTCTCCTTTATCTTGATTGCTTTGCGCCATTTGTAGATGGACGCTTGTGATACATTCATTTTCTCTGCGGCTTTCTGGATTCCGATTTGCTTTGAGAGTTGAACCGCTTCGATTCTCGTCGTGTCGTCCAGCCCGTAGGCCGGGTGGTATAGTGAGCGTTCCATGTGTGATCCTCCGGGTCAGTGGCTCACGGTGTGAGCCAAAGACCTCCGAACAGAATGGCAAATAGTAGAACCGATCCGATTGCTGCGTCGATGATGTCACGTTTCATCGCTATCTCCTGCGTTGTGAAGTGGGGGGCCGAAGCCCCCCGTGAGGGGCCTCAGGATGCGAGGCCAAACTTGGCGAGGCGGCTGTCGATGCCGTGGCCAGTGGATACATGGGTGCGCTTGGGCTTAGCGGTCCACTCTTCCTGAGCGATGGTTTTGTAGACTGCCTTGTCGGCATCGTGACGCTCTTCGAGGATGGCAAGCTCGGCTTCCATCTGCTCATAGCGGTCGAGCAGGCGCTCGAGTTTGACATCGGTGCTTTCTTGTCCACGCTGGGGCAGAAGGTCTTTGATCTCAGCGGCAAGGTCTCCCATCTGTCCCGCGCCAGTGCGCTTCCACATCATGCTGTTGTAGCTGGTGAAGCAGGCATCCCGTGCCATGGAGATTTCAAGGTATTCGTTACCGTTATGGTATTTGATGACGGCGAGTTTCAGATCGACAAGGTTGGTTTGCTTAGTCATGTCTAGGTCTCCTGTTTGTTGGCGAGGACCACCCTCGCCATGAATGCAAGACGCACCTGAGAGTAACCGACGAAGGAGGCTTGCAGTTCGCAAGCGTAATCCCCCCAAGGCGGATGTGTTCGAGGGCGCAACGGAGACGCACAGACCAACAGCGACTGTGCAAAAGGATTATGCTTGCGAACTGTTACTCCGGGTGCGACGCCAGCATGAAGGGCGAGGTGGCCGCAGCAACAGGAGACCGCCAGACGCGCTGAGCAAACCAACCTTGGAGCGTCTGACACTGGCCCTTTTAGTATGCCAGATCACGTTTAGCTGTAACAATCGACCAAAGCAGGGTTTGTGCGTTGACAGCCCTTCAGCAGAGGTGGCTTATGGGGGGGACATAGGGGGGGCTGACATGGTAGCTAAAGACCTGACAGCAGCACGAAAGCTGACACCGAGACAGACCGCGCTGGTTGATGTGATGGTAGCAGAAGGGCTGAACACAAGCCAAGCCGCAAAAGCAGCAGGATACGCGGAAGGGAAAGCAGGATACGTCACAGCAGCCAAGACGTTGAAGCTACCCCATGTGCAGCAGTATATGATGCAACGGATTGCGGAACAGCTTGGGACCAATGCTGCCTTCGCTGCGGCTAAGGTTATGAAGCTCGCCACTGGTGCAAAGAGCGAGTATGTTCAGCTCGAAGCGAGTAAGGACATACTGGATCGCGCTGGGTTCAAGCCGATAGACAGGGCGCAGGTGCAAGTGGCTGGTGACATTAGAGTTCAGATAGACCTTGGCTAGTGGAGAAAAGCTCCGGTGAATGATTCTGTGAGGTAGGGGGTGGGGGGAAAACTGAGAGACACAAGGTTACATATAGTCCCCCGCTCGTATTTTTTCCCAAAAAGGTTCGCATCATCAGGAGGCAAGGATGAGGGTAGGAGTTATGATTGGTTCGAGGTTTAGGGATCGAGTTCCTGAGCGTCAGCCTTTTGGTGACAGCACTGTGGCTAAGATGGGGATGGGTCATGGCAAAGAGTCCAGCATGGCAGCGGAAGGCGGGTCAGAACCCGGAGGGCGGTTTAAACGCCGCAGGTCGCGCAAGTTACAAGGCGGAGACGGGGGGAACGCTGAAGCCTCCGGTGAAGTCGGGGGACAATCCGAGACGGGCATCGTTCCTAGCGAGGATGGGGAACATGCCGGGGCCGGAGAAGGATGAGAAGGGAAGGCCTACGCGGCTGCTTCTTAGCTTGAAGGCTTGGGGTGCTAGCAGCAAGGCTGATGCGAAATCTAAGGCTCGTGCTATTAGTGCGCGGCTGAAAGCGAAGAAGGATTAGGCTCATGTGCTTTGGTGGTGGGGATTTGCCGAAGGTTGAGAGCAGCTATGTGAAGCCGGACTATGGTCCTCTTCCTTCGTTGGGGACTGGTGATCCTGTAGTTCGGAAGGGTCCGACCTATCAGGCTGTTCGAAAGGGATCGAAGGTTCGCAGCCTTCTTATGCCGATGGAGATGAGCAATGGCTGATTCGATGAAAGTTGGTGGCGGTGGCCGTTACAAGAAGCTAGTCAAGGACTTGGCGGCTAAGGGTGCGAAAGACCCGAGATCGCTGGCTGCGTATATTGGCCGTAAGAAGTATGGCAAAGAGAAGTTCCAAGAGATGGCGGCTAAGGGCAGAAAAGAAAAGTGAGCTTCATTAGCACGATCACCAGTCAGGACTTGGACCTTCTTCGCGGGATAGTGAGGAAGGTTCATCTTCGTTACGTTCCGAAAGAACATGCGAATGACAAAGAGTGCGACAAGCTGATTGAAAGCTTGGGGCCTGAGATTGTAGAGCGGATGATTCGGTTCGGAGTGGACAAGGGACTTCGATGATCGACTTCAAGTATAAGCCTGATGGTGAAGTGCTGAAGGAGTTCATGAAGAACGACACCTTCTTTCGCGGCATCCGCGGTCCTGTCGGTTCAGGAAAGTCGGTCGGCTGTTGCGTTGAGGTTTTTCGTCGCGCCTTGATGCAGGCGAAGGGACCAGATGGTAAGCGCAAGAGTAGATGGGCTATCATCCGAAACACCAACCCACAGCTTAGAACGACGACGATCAAGACTTGGCTGGACTGGTTCCCTGAGAATGATTGGGGCAAGTTTACTTGGTCAGTGCCTTACACGCACATGATTAAGAAGGGCGACTTAGAGCTTGAGGTTATCTTCCTCGCTCTTGATAGACCCGAAGATGTGAAGAAGCTTCTGTCGCTGGAACTTACTGGCATCTGGATCAATGAAGCAAGAGAGATTCCTAAGAGTATTATCGATGCCTGCACGATGCGTGTTGGGCGCTATCCTTCTATGCGTGATGGTGGTCCTAGTTGGACTGGCGTTATTGCCGATACCAACGCGCCTGAGGAGGATCATTGGTGGCCCATTATGTCTGGAGAGGTTCCGATCCCGGATCACATTCCGAGGGAACAAGCCAAGATGCTGGTAAAGCCAGACAACTGGCGCTTCTTTACTCAGCCTGCGGGGATGCTTGAGGTAAAGAATGATGGTGGTGAAGTTGATAAGTATGAGCCGAACCCAAAGGCCGAGAACCGCAAGAACATGATGCAGTCGTATTACCCGAACTTGATTCAGGGTAAGACCAAAAGCTGGATTGATGTCTATGTGATGAACCGCCTTGGCACCATTCAGGATGGAAAGCCAGTGTATCCCATGTTTGCAACCGATGCCCACGTTGCTCAGGAAGAGATTCCGATTGCGGCGGGCTTGCCTGTCTACGTTGGATTGGACTTTGGTCTTACGCCAGCGGCTGCAATTGGCCAGAAGGTTAGGGGCAGATGGCTGATTCAGTCTGAGATTGTCGCCATTGATATGGGGATCGTCAGGTTTGCTGAGGTTCTACGCAATGAACTGGCAACTAGATTTGCGGCGGCTGGTGAGACGATCATCTATGGCGATCCGGCTGGCGATTTCAGAGCGCAGACCGATGAATCAACGCCGTTCCATATCCTAAGAGGCGCCGGACTGCGGGCCTTTCCTACGCATTCCAACTCCCCAGACCTGAGAATTGAAGCTGTTTCTTCTCAGCTTACTAAGATGGTCGAAGGCAAGCCTGCGTTTCTATTGGATCGGCGCTGCTCCACGCTAATCAAGGGCTTTGAAGGCGGCTATTCGTATAAGCGCATGGAAGTTTCTGGAGAGCGGTATTCCGACAAGCCAGAGAAGAACATGTTCAGCCACGTTCATGATGCCTTGCAGTATCTTCTTCTCGGCGCAGGCGAGGGACGAGCCTTGATGAATAGCCAGAAGCCAGCGCAAGTTACTGTTGCCAAGCGTGACTTTGATGTTTTTGCACGGCAAGATAAGCCCAAGCGTAGGCAGGGACTGTGGGCTAGAATGTAGTTTGTGCATTGATGCAACCACGCATCTGTGCTTTTCCAAGGGAAACATAGGAGGCAACCATGTGCTTTGGACCAAGTAAGGCGGAAAAAGATGCCGCGCAAAAGGCTCAAGAGGATCAACAGAAGGCTGCGGACGAAGCTCAGGCTGCTGCCGATGAGGCTCAACGCGCTGAAGCTGAACGCCGCGCAAGTGTGAAAGCTGAAGATATTCAGGATGCTATCTCTGCCCGCACTATTCGCAGGGGCATGAGCGGTGGCGCTGGTCGTCGCTCCCTCTTCTCATCCAGCGGTGCTGGCTTCTTGGGAAGGTTCCAGTAAATGAAAGACCCCTTGGCCAAAAAGTATCTGGAACGCTACCGCAAGGCCAAGGCTTTTCGGGAGAACTGGGTTCCCTTGTTTGAGGAGTGCTACGAGTATGCACTGCCTCAACGTGAGTCCTTCTACTACGAAGAAGCAGGCCAGCGCCGCGACGACAGAATCTTTGACGAGACTGCCGTTGTCGGTGTGCAGGAGTTTGCAAGCCGACTGCAAAGCGGACTTGTTCCGAACTTCGCACGTTGGGCTGATCTTGTTTCTGGCTCAGAGGTTCCGCCTGAACAGCGCGACTCCGTGGACAATGACCTTGATGAAGTTACTGATTATGTCTTTGAAATCCTTCAAAGCTCTAACTTCAATCAGGAAGTCCATGAATCGTTTATGGATTTGGCTGTTGGCACTGGTGTCCTTGCTGTGGAAGAGGGTGATTCAGTTACCCCTGTTATTTTCTCAGCGGTTCCATTGCCGCACATTGTTTTAGATACTGGTCCCGATGATCGGATTGACCATGTATTCCGTGAGCGGAAGAAGGTTCGATACGCTGATTTGAAAATTCTCTATCCCAAGGGGACGTTCGATCAGAAGGTCGAGCGCAAGATGGACGGCGATGATACTACCACTGTTCTCGAAGTGGTGTGCCGTGACTACGATCTTCGCAACGAAGAAGGTTACTATCACTATGCAATCTGCATGGAGACGGAAACTGTTCTGCACAAGAAGCAGATGAAGGGCGTTGGCTCTAATCCATTTGTTTGCTTCCGTTGGTCTAAGTGCGCTGGTGAAGTCTACGGTCGTGGCCCGCTCCTTAATGCGCTGTCCGCTATCAAAACCACCAACCTGACCATTGAGTTGATCCTTGAGAACGCACAGATGTCGATTAGCGGCATCTATCAGATGGAAGACGATGGAGTAATCAATCCTGATACCATCCGTCTGGTTCCCGGAACGATCATCCCGAAAGCTATGGGAAGCCAAGGTTTGCAGCCAATCAATGCGGCTGGTCGCTTTGACGTAGCCCAGCTTATCTTGAGTGACATGCGCTTGAACATTAAGCGCGCACTCTACAATGATATGCTCGGCAACCCAGACAAAACTCCGGCAACGGCAACCGAAGTAGCTGAACGCATGGCCGACCTTTCGCGTCGTATTGGCTCTGCCTTTGGCCGCTTGCAGGCTGAGCTTGTGCAGCCCGTTCTTCAGCGTGTGATCTATATTCTGAAGAAGCAAGGCCGCATCCAAGTCCCAGTTATTAATGGGCGCGAAGTTAAGGTTCGCTCCGTTTCCCCGCTTGCTCAAGCTCAGGCCAATCAGGACATCTCAAGTGTTGCCCGCTATCTGCAACTCATTGGCGGCACCTTTGGTCCTGAAATGCTTCAGCTTCTTATCGATGGCGAAAAGACGGCTGTTCATCTTGCTAAAAAGTTTGGTGTGCCAGAGAGCTTGATCCGTGACGAAGACCAGCGTAAACAAATAGCTGCAATGGCGCAGCAGTTGGCGCAGCAACAGTCAGGGATGCAGGGTGGCCAACCA